ATGGTTCGAGTACTCCGTGGTGTCGGTGCACAGGCCGGTGCCCGCTTGGTAGCACTCGAATTTGAAGTTCGGATGTCGCCAGGCCTGCGCGGTCTGCAACAGCCGCAGCGGATAAACGATGTACGCAAGTCCCCGGAACGCCGGCGTCATGCCGACGCCCTCGATCGCCTCGATGGTGGGGTCCGGCATTTGATCTTCGCTGCCGAGATACAGCACGAACGTCTCGGCGTAGACCGCGGAGGCCGCGAGCCGATCCGCATATTGATCGTCCGTTTCGGCGAGCGTGCCGAGCTCGGTGCTCGCCGGCTGCTGCGGCCGGATGTCGTACACCAGTGTGCCGTTCTCCCAGATGCGCGACACGCCGCCGATCGCCGTGTCGCCGTCCTTGATCGCCTCGCAGAAGCCGATCGCGATCGACTGCTGGTAGCTGTACTGCTCCTGCTGCGGGCCGCCCTTGCCGCCGACGTTATTCTCGCTCTGGATATACGGCGCGAGCCAGATGACCGTGCCCGAGACGCACGCGGTGCCGGCCAAGATCGGCACGGGTTCGCCGATGGTCGATGTCGTGGTGCGGTTGTCGGTGAGTTGCGGGCCGGCCGGCAGCTGCGTCGGGAACAGCACGGAGCCCGCCAAGCTCCCAAGCGCGAAACCCAATTCGGGATTACCAAAATACGCACCGACGACCGTGCCGACGACGATTAAGGCTGCTTGCCCTAAATTTGAGATGGCTGGTCTCCCAAAAACGATTCCTTGGCGAACCGGTACGCCTCGGAAGCGACGGATTTCTCAGCGTAGTTTCCCAAGCACAAGAGCCGGCCATTGAGGCGGATCATCGCTCGCCATTTGCCATGGTTCTCGTATACGCCGCGAACGCCAGAGTTTTTGTTGTTGGCGTTCGGTTTTGCCACAAAAAGTCGGTTTGTCTGATCGGTCGCGGGTCTCAAATTATCCCATCGATTGTCGTCTTTCACCTCATTGCGGTGATCCACCTGCCGCCTCGGCATCGCCCCCGTCATCATCAGCCACGCCAGCCGATTTGCCATGTAGGCGCGGCCGTCGAGTTTGATCTGCCGGTAGCCCTTGGTGGAGATGTACCCGGCGCGCTTTCCGATCATGCCGCGATTGTTCGGACATTTGAGCCAATAGAAATACCCGGTCTGCGGCTCGTAACGCAGACACTCGCGGCAGCGGTCGAGAAGCTTACTCATACATGACCATCGGGATCGCCCAGAAGCCGGCCGTGCGCTTGACCCAGGGCCGCTGGTAGCCGTGTTCGACCACGCGGCCGACACCCTGGTAACAGTGGATCAGCGTCGAGCCGGTGAAGATGCCGGCGTGCGACGGGTGGCTCGTGTTCGGGAACTGAATCAGCACCAGCGCGGCCGGCTGCAGCTCGATCGTGTGCGTGACGCGATTCAGCGTATCGACCAGCAGTGCTTGCGGGTTCCTCGCATAGTTCAACGGCAGGTTCTCGAGGCCGACCGTGCAGCCGAGCTCGGCGAGCATGCCGCCGATAAATCCCAAACAGTCGCAGCCCATCCGCGTGCGGCCCTGGTGCAAGAAGCGCACGCCGAGCCACTCGCGCGCCTGGGCGATCAGGGCGTCGGGCGTGATCATGAGCCGAGCTCACTGGTGGTCGTGGGGCCGGCGGTGAGCGAATCGAGGCCGGGGATGTACATGCCGAAGGCGCGAATATTCAGGATGTTGCGGTAGATCTTGCCGCAGGTGAGCGGCTGGCGATCGCAGCCCGGCTTCAGCGTGAACGTGTCCCCGGGCGCCATCGGGTTCGGGAATTGATCCCAAAACTGCACCACGCCGCCGTTCGCATTGGGATCGAGCTTGACCTCGCGAAAGTAACCGGCGTTGGCGCCGCTGGTGAACGTCAGCTTGCCGCCGACGTAGCTGAAGCCCGACGGCGGCGAGCCCTGCACCAGGTCGACGGAGAACTGCTGCAGGGTGTCGGGTTCCGCCACCGTGCCGGTGATGATGTGGGGAGTCACGTTGAATTTGCAGCGCGCGTCGCCGAACTCGACCACGTTGCACGACGCGGTAAAGGTGCGGATCACGGTCTGCGACAGCAGCTGCGTGAGCCCTCGAACCTCGGTCGTGTACTTGCCGTCGCTGTCGCGGCTGATGGTTCCCAAGAAACCCGACTTGATGATGTAGTAGCCGTGGGCGGGCGCCATCCAGTTGCACACCAGCACCGTCACAGGCGCCTGGTCGAGCAGCCCCGCTTCGATATCGTCGACCGTCACGTCGAGCACGGTGTTGCCGCGCGGCGGCGAATCGGCGTCGGTGTCGCCTTGGAACGCGCCGGTCACTTCCAAGTTATCGACCGAGAGATCCGTGTTGCTCGAGACGTCGCCGGCGGTGACGTTCGCCACCGCGTAGTAAGTGCCGGCGAAGATGTCGACCGGCGAGTCGCCGGTGGTCGGGATCGTAATGTCCCGATCGTGCTCGGTGCCGCGGATCATCTCGCCGTTGCCCATCTGGATCGTCCAGAGAAACGCGAGGGACGTGGCATCGGCCTTCAAGTCGGCGAGCAGCTGCGCCGGGATCGTCTTCACGGACCGACGCGCCAATTCGTGAAGATGAACAGCGACGCCACTGCGGCGACGAACGCGCCCACGATCAGCACCAGCCCGAGCCCGCACAGGATGTCGAGCAGCAGTCTCACGCGAGCGGCGTCCGGATTTCCGCCAGCTGCACGGTGACGCTCATGATTTCATGATTGGAGATCGTGGGATTGAACTGCGCGTCGAAGCGCACCCACACGTCGAACTGGCCGCCCCAGCTGGTGGGCGTGCCCGCGAAACCGTCGCCGATCGACACGACGCCGGTCGCTTCGTTCAAGGTCCAATCGGTTTGCGGTGCGCCCACATCGTTCGCGATCATGATGGTGGATCCGATCGGCCGCGTGATCTCGCGCAGCTGCGTGGTGCGGCCGCTTTTCGTGGTGTACTCCTTGACCAGCTGGAAATTCGCCGGCGAGTCGGCGGAGGCCTCGAGCGGCTGATCGGTCGCCGCCGGCGTGCGGGAGATGCGGCACGACTGAAAGTCCATCCAGTCTTTGAAGCGAAAGCCCGACCACGTCGCGCCCATCGCGAGCCAGAAATCGTAGATGTCGAGAATGTCTTCCTGCGGCTGGTCGCCCATTGGCACGCCGGTATATTTCCACAGGAACCGCGACCACTTGCGGTCGCGCCGTTCGAAGCCGCCTTCGCGCGCCGTGATCTTGACCAGCAGGTTCGGCTCGGGAATGAACCCGTAGGTCGGGCAACCCGGGAAGGTCTCCGCGAGATCCGGAATGATCGTCATTGATTGTTCCGCCTATTGGCCTGGGCGAGCGAGCGCGCGGCCGCCGCCGCGGTCTGCATCTGCGACGCCCGCGAGATCGTGCCGCCCGGCGCTTGGATCGTGAAATGGTTGGTGACGTTCTGCGTCTTGCCCGACGCGGCCGGGATCACGTTCATGTTGTGCGCGCCGGAATAGACGAGCTCCTTGCCCTTCTCGCCGACGATGCCCCAGCGATTCGCGCCGAGCGTGCCGCCCTCCGCGAACCCGGGCAGCGCGACGGAGATCGAGTTCGCGATCGAGTCCTGACTCACGCCCGCCGCCGCCGCGCCGGTCGAGGCGACGCCCGCGCCGCCGCCGCCGAACAAACCCATGATGCCGTTCATGCCGCCCGCCCCGCCGCCGCCGAGGCCGCCGCCAAAAATACCGGCGAGCGCGCCCGCAACGCCGCCGCCGGCGCCGCCCGTGCCGAAGACGCTCTGCGAGAAGTCCTTCGCGACCAGCTGGTCGAGTTGCTTCTCGATGTCGGTAAAAAACGAGCGCAGCGCCTTGCGAAACGACTCTGCGCCGCTGATGAGCTTCGAGAAGTTATCGGCGAAGGCCGACTCGAGTCCGGAGCGCACCGAATTCTCCAGCTGCGTCGTGGTCGCCTGCAGCGCGACCAGGCTCGATTGAAATTTCTGCACCCCGGCGACGAGCTGGACGTTGCTCGCGCCGGCGTCGTTGGCGATGGTCTGCTCCTGGGCGCCGATCGCCTGCAGCTGGCCGAGCGCGAGCAAGCGCGCCGCGGCGATCGCCTGCTGGCCCTCGAGTTCGGTTTTCTGCCCGGTGGTGACCTCGGCATCCAACGCGGCCGTGGTGATCTCGAGCTGCTGCTTGATCGCATCGGCCCGCAGGTTCAGATCGTTGATGAGCCCCTGCAGGTCGACCTGATGCTGCTGCCGGTCGAGATCGTCGAGGCCCGTTTGATTGCCGGTCGCGGTGTAGTCCGCGCGCTGTTGGCGCGTCTGCAGCTCGAGCGACGACATGGCGGCCTCATGCAAATGCCCGGCGAGTTTCAGGGCTTCGTTGTCGAGCTGTGTGATGCCGGCGGCATCCTCCTGCCGGATCTGCGCGGCTTTGAGCGACAGAATATTCTTCTGGGCGTCCCTGCCGGCCGTGCCCATCCGGTCGAAGGCTTTGCCGAGCTCGCCGGTGGTGATCGCGTACTGCTCGGCCGCGAGCCGGCCGAGGCCGAACGCTTGGACCTGATTTTCGAGCGCGACCCGGGTCGCGTCGGTTTTTTTGGTATCGACCTCGAGCTGCAGCTTGTTGGCCCAGGACTGCGCTTCTTTCGCGATCTTCTGCCCTTCGGCGCCGGCGGCTTTGATCGCGTCGGCGAGCGGCCCGAACTTCAACTTGTACGCGGTCAAGGCGGCGCCGCCCAGGTCGAACGCGGAGGCCTGATCTTTCAGGCCGTCGCGATACTTTTCGAGCTCCTTGGCGCCGGCGGCTCCCGCTTCGGCCGCCTCGAGATTCGGTCCTGACCCTTTGCCCTTGTTCAGCGCCTCTTTGGCGTCGAAGGCCTCTTTCGCGGCCGCGATCTCGGTCGCGGTCTGTTGGTGCCAGAGACCGGCGAGCGCATCGGTTGCGGCTTTTTCGGTGGCGACGTTGTCGGCCGCGCCCTGCTTCCAAATCTCGGCGGCCTCGGTGAAGTTGCCCTGCGCGGCCTGGACCGCGGCGGCCGCCGTCGCACCGATCGCCGTCCCCCACTTCTGGAACTGCGCGACCGCTTCGATGACGACGCTCGCGACCAGCTGCACGGCGGTGGTGATTTCCTCGGCGATGACGCGGAACTTCTCGCCGCCCGTGCCGTTCGCCTCGAAGCTCGAGACCAACGAATTGAGAACCGGCAGCAACTGCGCGGAGATCGCGATCCCCAGGCCGTCGACGGCGGTCGCTTTGGCGATGGAGAGTTTCTGCGAGAACTCCTCGGCGGCAGCCGCCAGCTGCCCCGACATGACGATACCGGCCGCCTCGGCTTGCGCCTTGAAAGCGGCGAGGCCTGCGGCGCCCTGGTCGAGCACCGGGATGAGCGCCTGGCCCTGACGGCCGAGCAGCTGCACGGCGAAGGCGGTCTTGTTGGGCCCGTCGGCCATCTGCGCGAACTTGTTCGCGATCTCGGGCAGGATCTGGCCGGCGTCCTTGATCGAGCCGTCGGCGTTTTTCACGTCGATGCCGAGTGCGCGGAACGCGACGCCGGCTTTGCTGCTGGCGCTGCCGGCCGCTTCGGCGATATTGACGTTCAGCTTTTTGAGCGACTGGCCGAGCTCGTCCTGCGAGAGTCCGGAGGCGGCCGCCGCGAGGGTCATCGCGGAGAGACCTTCGACCGACACGCCGGCGGATTGCGACAGCCGCTCGAGCGAGGCCGCGCTCTCGATGCTCGAGGCGGCGAACTCCGCGATCTTGCCGACGGCGAAGGCGCTGCCGATTTTATCGGCAAGCCCTGCGAGCGCTTCGTTCGAATCTTTCGAGAAGGACTGGAGCTTGCTGGTGGCCTGGTCGAGCGCCTTGATGTACTGGCTGTTGTCAGCCTGCATCCGAACGACGAGTGCGGCGAGATCGGTCATCGGCGTTTCCCTTTTGCGGCCTGGGTGACCTGGCGCGCGGCGCGGCGCGCGGCGCGGCGTTCCTGGTAGGCGGCGTAGTCGAGCTTCTGGACGAGGATGCTCGCGGCCTCGGCGTCGCGATCCTCGGGGAGCTTCAACAGGTAATCGTCGATGGAAATTTTCGCGCCCTCCTTGAGATGAGGCTTTAGCAGTTCCGTGACGATCATCGCGGCGTGCGTGTTATCGCGCATCGGTCCCCACGGTTCCTCGCGCCAGTACAATTTCCAGCGTTCGGTCTCGCGATGCGTCAGCCGCCCGATCTCAACGATCGAGCGCCCCAACAAGGCCGCGAGCCGATGCTCGAAGAGCTCCTGGGGCGTTAAGCGTTTTTTGCCGGCTCGCCCTCCTTGGGATCATCGAGCTTGGTCAAGCGAAACGCTTCGGCGCTCACCTTGTCGACCACGATCTGCGGCAGCGCCATCGCGGCTGCCTCGCTCGCGACAGGCGGCTCGAGAGTGCATTTCCACGCGACGTACGGCTCCGAGCGGTGCTGCTCGCCGTGGTTGATGAGCCGGCGCACTTCGGCCATCTCGGCGCCCGATAATTCCCGCACGCGATAGGTGCGCCCGCGAATCGAGATCTCGTTCGCTTTGAAATCGAGCTCACTCATGACGTGCGCGCGAGTCGGCCGGTGGACTTACCGGTGAACTTGATGGTGTTTTGCTTGCTGACGCTCGGCACGAAATCGTACGAGAGCATCGCGAGCTCGGCGTGGAAAATGTAGGGCGGCGATGAGCCCTCGACCACGATCTGGACGTTGCGGCGATTCTTGTCGTCGACGTCGTCCATCAGCTGCTCTTGAATGGGCTCGTCCATCGAGAAGTTCGCACCAAACGACATTTCGCTGCCGTCGGAGAGGCCCGCGACATACTCCTTGAAGCCGTTGGAGCAGAACGTGGTGACATCGACCTGATCGTTCTTGGTGCCGATGCCGGACATGTCGGCAACCTCGCAATAGCGAGAGAAGGTCTCGGGCGACTCGCCGTTGCCGACCTCCAAAAAAACTTTACCAACGAAAGCTGAGCTAGGGGTGTCCATCGTTTCAATCCTCCTGATACCAAATGTTGTACAGCTGAACTATGCGAATGATCCCGGGCTCGGGATCGGTCATCGGAAACTCGTTGGTCAGGTGCACCGTGTCGATCGCGACCTCGCCGAAATTGCCGGTGAAATCGACGAGCGCCTTGCGCAGCGCCTTCGCCAGCGCCCACGCATCGTCGCCGGTCATGGCGTAGGAGTCCACCTGCATGTCGGTCGAGACCAGCGTGTCGGTGCCACAGAACAGCACATCGCGCAGCGTCGTGGTGCGCTGGACCATCACGGCCGGCAGCTGCGCGACCTGGGGCGGCAGCCGCTCGCGGATCAGCCCATAAAGGTTGGTGCCCACGACCGCCGTCACGGGTGCGACGCCTGAGAGAAACTGCAGGATGCCTTGCTCGAGCGTCATTGGCCTTTCGCCGCTTTCAAGACCGACTTGAGCAGGTTCGCGCGGAACGCTTCCTCGCAGGCATCGCGCGTCTCGAGAAGCGAGCGCCGCAGCCACGGCTGGGCCGCCATCTTGCGCGTGCCCAACTCGAGGAACTGAGTCGCGTAGTAGGCCCGCTGCCGCACGCCCAAAATACCGCTCGCAACGTTCTTCGCCGAATTGATGGTTGAGATGGTGCGCAAGCTCAGCTTCGCGAAGCCCGGCGCGACCAGCAATCCGTCATAGGTGCGAAACGGAATTGTGCCCACCGCGATGAGCTCCTGGGCGCGCAGCAGCGCGGGTTTGATCCCGGCCTTGCAGGCGCGTTTCAACGCGAGACCGTCCTCGAGCTTGCCCAAGGCCTGCAGCTGCGCGGTGAGTGCGGCGACGCCCTCGAGCGTGGACGAGGCGGCCATTACGGGGTGGCTCCCGCGCGAAAGCCGGCGGCGTCGCGCTTGATGCAATTCAGCTGGATCTCGACGCGCAGCGTGATGTCGCGCGTGAGGCCAGTGATTTCGTAGTACTCGAAGATCGCCGGCGATTGACCGGGGTTCGTGCAGTACACCAGCCGCATGCCTGCAAGGACGCCCGGCCGATAGCGGATCCGGATGCGAGTGGTCTGCTGGCCCTCGACCTGCTGCGCCTGGAACGTCTCGGGCGACTTCCAGTCGTCAATCGCGAACAGCACGTTCTCGGCCCACAGCACAAAGTCCTGCGACGGCGTGCCCGACGCATCGAGGCCGCCGGCGCGCACTTCGAGATTGCCGACGTGGCGCAGTTCGCCCGACATGGTGGGGCGGATCTGCCGACGGCGAACCCCGGCGCCCATTTACTTGGCCGCCTCCGCGCCGTCGCCACCCGACGGAATTGTCGGCAATTGTGGTGGCGAAGCGGCGCGGCCGGTGGGCGCCGTGGTGGTGTTTGACGGAGACGATAGCCGTTTTTTCTTCGCTTGCAAGCGCGCTTCGACGACGGCCAGGCGCGCGCGGATCGCTGCCGGCAGGTGGGCGCGGACCTTGCCGCACAGGCCGCAGCCGCTCATTTGCTGTAGTCCGTGAAGAACACGGCGATGATCAAGAGGATGATCCCAATGACGACAAGCGCCCCTACCCCGTAGCCGAAAATTTCAAGCGCGAGTTTCATACGCCCATCCCGACGCGGTACGGGAACAGCATCGACTCGCAGCGCGTCTCGATCAGTTCGAAGTTGTCGGTGTTGCGATCGAACAGCGACTCCATGTACAGCAGGATCGCGGCTTTGACGTCGCGGCGCAGCGGCTGCGATTGATCTTTGAGCATCGGGTTATTCGCCCAATACGCGAGCCAGGTTTCCTGCGTCCAGCCTTCCCAGCCGTACCAGGCCTGCACGCCCGGGCCGTTGACGATGTTGGTGACATCGAGCGCGGCGGGATACGGATCGATCCAGCTGGGCGAGTCCTTGGGGTCCGGGGCGGGCTGCGGATTCGAATCGCTCGGGGAGTTGAGCTCCACGAGCTCGGCGAGCGAGCGCTGCGTGAAGTTCTCGGCCCAATCGATCGCGGCGCCGATCAGGTCTTCGATGCGCGAATCCCAATAGGTGTTGCCCAGGTCGATCGACAGCTGGAACTTGGCGTCATCGAGCGAGATGTACTGGCCGCGCGGTGAGTTCATCGGTAGTGCTCCATGATCCAGCTGTGCTTGCGTCGCATGTGCGGCTCCCAGGGATCGACGTGGCCGTGCATGATGACCATTCGAGCGTTGGTCGGCAGATGTCCACCATGCCGCGGCGCGATCTGGTTGCGGTAGGAATATACGCCGTCGCGCTCCGTGAATTTCGGCTCGTTGGGTCCCAGGCACACCCCGATCCACGCCTGGTCGCTGCCAATGTAGTGCGCCTTGAGCCCCAGGAGCGGCGAAGTCAGCGGGTCGAATTGTTCCCAGAGTTGGGGCCGGGTTCCGGCTTTGTGCTGGATCAGTGAGCCGTTATAGGGGGTGCCGCGCGCGGTGTCGCCGTAGATTTTGAAATCGAGATCTTCAGCAAATAGCCCGGTGATGTCGCGGACGATAACGACATCGAGATCGAGCGAAACGAACCGGGGACCGAGGAAGCCAGCTGCCTCACGAGAGAACATTCGAAGGCGTCGATAGCAGCTTGGATTTCCGCGTCCGTGAGGGCTGGGGACATTCGCGTAGTCGCTCCACAGTTTGATGATCCGCACATCCGGCGAGATCCCGACCGCATCGTCGGTGATGCACACCAGTTCGAACGGCGCATGGTAATGGCGCGTGAGCATGCTGTGCAGCACGTTGACCGTGGCCGGGCCGAACTTCGATCGATAGCCGCGCGCCGGCGTCCACTTCCAGCAGACAAAGGTTGTCAGCACGGCGACTCGAAAAGTTTCCTATAGGGGAACGTGAGCCGGCGCGGCGTCCAGGCGCCTTCGAGGGCGCGGGCCGCGGTGACGCGCGGCATGCCGAAGGCATCCATCGGCTCTTTGCGCCCGTAGGTGGTGGTCGAGGCGTCGGGCACGACGGTACGGGGAACCCTGATCAGCCACTGCGGCAGCATCACGATTTTGGCGTGCTGGTTCACCCGATCGCGAAATTCCGCATCGGTCCCGTAGAAGCCCGCATAGCGTTCGTCGTAGCCGCCGATCTTCTCGAAGAGGGCGCGCGTCATCAGCCAGCTGTTCGGGTGCGGTTTGTACCTCGACAGGTCGCCGTCGCGCTCGAGCGTGCGCCGCTCGAAGCGGTAGACGTGCTTGGCCGGCCGTTCGGTGCCAAGGATGGCCGCCATCGTTGCGTGTGGAACGATGTGATCGATATCGGTCAGGAGCAGCCACGGCGTGGTCGCGTGGTGCGCTGCGATGTTGCGCGCCGCGTCCTGGTTCCAGCGCACGTCGACCCCGATCTTGAAGATGGTCAGCGGGCAGCCTATCGGCTCGCCCTGTGCGTCGCCGTCCGGCGATCCGTCGTCGACCACGATCACCGCCAGCTGCTCGAGCACATCGGCGCCGTACGCCCGTATCCGCTCGAACTGGAGCCGCAGCATTCCCGCGTTGCAATAATAGGGGAAACACAGCGTGAGTTTTCTCACGCGGCTCGATTCCGAAGGTTATCCTCCATGGTGACCCATCGACAATTGGACGGCTCGTAATCGAGATTCGAACGTTTGCGGTCAATCGTGAGGTGGTCTGCATAGCCGTGCGAGAGAGCCCACGCCGCAAATGTTTCGAAGCTGTCCCACTCCGCGCAAATCTTTATCCCGCGATCCACGTAGTATTTTTTCGCCGACGGGTTGCAGCACGCCGTCACGCCACAGCGGCTGCGCATCCACTCCCACTCTTTGTGAAGGCGCGTCCTGCTCATCCCATGCTTCGTGTGGGCGCAGCTGACGCAAAGCCTCGCGGCTCGCCGAGCCAGCGACATGCGCGTCCAGTTCTTCGGCATTGGCCGGTCTTCATTGCATTTTGGGCACCTCACGAGGCGCATTGCGCGGTCGCCTCGAGATCGGCGCGACTGATGCGGCCGAACGCATGCACGGCGGAGCTCGAGCCGCAGAGCCACGTCGAGATCCCCACGGCGCGCAGCTGCTGGGCGGCGGTGTCGAACTGCGCGCCCCACTCGGCCAGGCGCTTATCCCCGGTGGCGTGGCCTTCCACCCAGGGATATTGCGGGAACCAGTGCGCCTCGTTTTTCGGTCCGCGCTTCATGTCGAAGCCGACCAGGTAGAGCTCGGCCGGGCGCATCTGATAGGCGAGATTGAGCGCACAGAACCCCGAGTGCGTGCCGTTGAGGCAGCCGGGTTCGTCGGTGAGTGTGGTCGACGTGTGGTCGCAGTCGAACAGGTGGACGTGCTCGAGGCCGTCGGCCTTGACGTTCTTCATGGTCGAGCGACGCAGCCAAACGGGTTTGCCAAACCGCGATATCGAGCCGAATCGCCGCTCGGTCCAGATCCGATCCATCGACACGACCGCGTCGACGCGCGGCGCATAGATGGCCGCATCGTTCACGGCGATCACGAAGCCGGGCAGCTTGCGCAAATCGAGTTGGCTCGCGGACCAGCCGCCGCCGAGCACGGTCACGCGTTTTACGTCTTGCGCAGCCATACGCGAAGCTCCTTGCCTGTGGCCTGCGCACCCTCGACCGACCAGCCGATGCGCCGCAGTTCGGTGAGCCACCAGTCGGCCGGCTCGACGATCAGGTGGGCGTTGCGGCCGTCGGGCAAGACTGCGTTCGCTGGCTTGGTCGAGATCACGAAGTAGGCGGCGCGCGCGGCGAGGCGCCACAAATGATCGAGCACCGCGGTGAGCTTGGTGGGTTCGACGTGCTCGAGCACGTCCGTGCACACGACCAGGTCGGCGGGCTTGGGCATTTTCGCGTGCGCCATGACGCCGGGATCGTAGTTCTGCCACCGGAACGCCGGCAGCGCGGCCGCGAGCTTCGCCTCGCCGCAGCCGTAATCGAGCAACGTCTCGGCCTCGAGACCGGTCGCGAAGGCCTCGACCGCCTCGGCATGTTTCGCGCCGTCGGCGCCCCAGCTGCGTTTGCGATGCAGCTGCGCCAGCTGCTGCCGGTACGGCGCGCTGGTCAGATCGTTGACCTGGTAGAGGTACGCGCCGGCGTGCCGCATGAACATCCCGATGTGACCGAGATCGAGCGCGTGAATCCCCTTCCACGAGAGCCGATAGGCCAGCGCGGTCGCCGTCGCGCCCAGGCACAGCAGCACGATGCGATCGTGGAGGCCCGAGGCCAGGACCTCGACCTCGCGCTCGAGCAGATCGATTTCCGCATACGCATGCTGGCGCGACCCGGAGACCGTGGTGACGCTGTGCGCCTCGCCCTCGAGCATTTCGACGGTGATCGATTTTTTATCGCCGACGACGAGGATCACGTCCTTGCCGCGCCACAGGTCGCGGACCTGGTCCCAATATTTCGGCGTGTCGATCCACGGCGCGTTATCGGGCCGCGTGATGAAGGCGCTGCCATAGACGGCCGCGCCGCAGTACTTGACGTAGCGTTCCTCCGCGTACCGCAGCCACTGCTCCTTGCGCGGGCAGCCGTTGAAGATGTTCGGCAGGCACACGATGCAATCCCCGGGGTGCAGCGCGATCATTTGGAGCTCGCGCGCGAGATTGGCATCGAAGCGCTGCGACGTGCAGCCGTTCTCGACCGCGCAGCGCCACTCGCCGTCGCCGAAGCGCGCGATCGAGCGCGTGGCCGCGAGCTCGAGGGTTTGGTCTTCGGAAAGTATTTGCGGATACTTTTTCAAGACTCGTCCAGCACTTCGACGCGGCCGCCGATCACCCACATGCCGAAGCGCACCAGGCGCACGCCGAGCCAGATCCGAAACACAAACACGCGCGAGAGGCGGATCCGCACCACGAGTTCCTGTGCCAGGACCTCATCGAGCTCGCGGTGTCCGACGCTGGTGTTCAGCAATTTCATACGCAGTCTCCGATCGGTTGGCGCGCGAAACACTGTAGCGCGGTCTTGGGCGAGCAGTTGATGACGGTGACGCCGGCGGCCTCGAGATCGACGCTGAGCTTGTTCATGGCCGCGACCCAGGTCGGGTACATGCCGCCGTTCCCCAGGCCGCGCGGATGGTCGCCGTGCCAGTGCGTCTTGCCGCCGCTGCGTTGGAAATCGAACCCGAGCAGCAGGATGCGCGTGCAACCGAACAGCGCGGCCAGGCCGATCGCCTGGTAACCGGAATTTTTGCCGGTGTGGATCATCGTCGGGTTCGTCGACAGGCCCGGCTTGTCCATGCCATAGATCCAGTGCAAATCGAATTGATCGCGGGCGCGCGCCGACACGGTCCACTTCTCGCCATGGAACACGGTCGCGATCTCGGGGAAATAGTGGATCCACCATTGATCGTCGCAAGCATAGAGCGCGTCCGCCCATGGCGCGGCGCGAAAGCTCGTGTTGACGACTATGGTGCGCTGGCACGCTCGTGACGTGAGGACGTCTTGCGGCGTGAGGCTGGGGCCCGACGCGATGATGCAGACGGTCTCGCCTTGCCATCGTCCTTGGGGCCCGCCATGTCTTGGGCTACCGGCGGCGGCGGGCTTGCCGACGGCGCCCCGGCGTGCTGCGTGAGCGGCGCACGCTGGAAGGCCTGGACGCGCTGCGGTTGCGGATCATCGGGCAGGATCACGATCATGCTTTTCTGCTTGAGCGCGTCCGCGTAGCCCTTCTCCGCCGAAAAGATCTGGCCGCTCCGGAGCAGCCCGTAACGACCCTTGAATGTTTTCAGCGCTCGACACTGCGGCATGGATGGACTCCGAATTAACGATACGTACAGTTTTTTAGGTCGCCCCGGGACCGCGCTTAGCTTGTGGGTCGGCGTGCCGGGGCACACGCCGCCCGCGCCTTGAGCCTTACGTGTTGCTGGTGCCCGCCGGGAACGATCCATAGACGAACGCCGCCGGCCGCGTGACCGCGAGCCCCAAGCGTTCTTCGCACAGAATCGTGACCATGTTGCGAATGAAATTGTCCTGGTTCTCCGTCGATACCAGGATCTGCGCTTCTTCGCGATCGAACAGCGTGGCGGCCAACTTGAACGCGCCGACCAAAAAGTCGCCCGGCTCGAACGAATAGCTCTGCACCACCGGCACACCCCACAGCATCGCCGGCGTGGCCATGCCAGGGCTCGCGTAGATGTAGCGATGCAGCGTGTCTTTCGTCAGTTCGAGCGAGTGCCAGTCGGTCGGGCTCATGACAATGCCCGTGGTCGGATAGAAGGCCAATTGCACTTGCAGCATCGCGTGGCGAATCACGTCGATGCGGGTGTCGTACTCGGCCGCGTGCGCGCCGCTATAGTCCGTTGCCTGCGGGACGATCCCCTGCAGGTTGCCCGCGACACCGTCGCCCATGAGGATCTGCTGTTCCTCGGCGAGCTTGAGGCCGAAGGTCATGCGGCCGTTGATCAGCGTCGCCAGCTGCTTGAAGTCCGCGAGGACCTGCTTCGATGCGTTGATCCAGTGCCCGATCGTCTCGACCGGCACATTCAACCGCTCATAGGTCAGGTTCGACTCGGGCTTGAGGGCGCCTTCGGAAATGACCCCCGCCGCGTTGGTGAACACCAATTCCCGCACCCACTCGATGAGATTCGACTCGGTAGTGCCGACGTCCAGCAGATCCCGCACGGTCAAGGGCATGAAGTTCGGCACAACGACGCCCGGCAAGTACTCGGGAATGATGCCGCCGCCGCCCGATAACGGGATGCTCGTGATCGTCTTCAACTTGAACGGCGCGCTCGTGGCCTTGGCGCTGCGGCCCTTCGGCGCGAACTCCTTGAGCTCGGTCGACTCGATGAATAGTTCGCCGGCGTTCTTGCCTCTGCTTCCGCCGCCGCCCGGGCCGCGCGCCAGCAGCTTCTGCTCGAGATCGAGAATGCGCCGGTCGAGCGCCTGCTTTTCCTCAACTGCCTTCGCGTGGTCGGCCACGATTTTCGCGCCGTCGGCGTTGAGCTTAGCGATCGCGTCTTTCGTACCGTCCTGCACGCTGCCGAATTTTTTGAAATCGTCGTCGTACTTGGCGAGCACGGCTTTGATCTCTGCGCCGTGTGCGGTCAGCGCCTCTCGGATCGCGGCGCGCAGCGCCTCGCCCGAGGGGGCGTCGCACAGCGCGAGCTTGCCGCGATACCAGTAGAAATCTTGTTCGAGGACGTTGCCGTCCCAATCGAGCACGCCGCGCGTGATAATTTTTCGAGCCTGGGGAATGAACATGAGGGGATTTCCTTACGAGAGTTTGAGGGGGTTGTCGCGGATCATCGCCAGGATCGCATCGGTCTCTTTCGAGTCGATGTTTGCCCCGTCAGCATCACGCTGTTCCAGCAAAACCCGCAGGCCGCGACTGGCGATCGCTTTGGCCTGGGTTCGAGAAAAACTCCCTGCCTCGCGCAGGAAATCTTCGAAGTCTGCGAGCGACGGCAAGCTGCCGGCCGCCAATAATGATTTGACCGATGTGATGGTCGCCTCGGTGTTCGCGGGGAACGTCGCGAACGAGTACTCCCACAGATCGAGCGCGATCAGGCGATTGACGTTGGTCGCGCCGTCGTATTCCTCGGTGACCGGGTCATAGCCGATCGACAGGCCGCGGACCACTTTCGCCTTGGCGAGTGCGTGCGCCTCTTTCGCTTGCTGCACGTCATTGATGAGCAGCTGGCCCGCGACGGCCAGGCCCTTGCCGTCTTCGGCGATGTCGGTCGTGTAGCCGATCGGCGAGTGGCTGTCGTGCTGCCAGAGAATCGGCGGCATGGCGTCGTCGGTCTTCCACTTCGCGAGCGATGCGGCGAACGCGCCCGGCACGACAACGTCGCGCATCTGGTCCGCGTTATTGAACGTCGAGGCGTAGCCCTCGAAGGTGCCATCGTCCTTGATCTTTTTGAACAGGAACGGGACCTGGCGATGTTTGAGCTTCATGGCGGCGTTTCCTTGGGCTGACCGATCGGCGGAAAGTTGAAGATGTGCTGCGGCGGCGGTGTCGGCGCCGGCGGCGTCTCACCCAGCTTTTCCAGCGGAACCAAGTTCGATTGCACGGTGAGAATGTCGCCGCCCGGCATCGGGGCTAAATCCTCTTTGGCGCGGATCTCGTTGCGGGTCATGATCCCGTTTTGCGAGAGCGTTGACCAGAGCGCGGAGCGCGCGGCCGAGTCGGCGCCGAGCAGATCGTCGGTGTCGATCGTCAGATACAGCGACGATTTCTGCGGCGTGGCGATCAGCGAGCGGCCGCACTCCTGCTCGAGCCCGCGCACGTACGGACGCAGCGACAGCGACAGCCAGCCCAAGAGCAGCTGCTCGATGCCCGAGCCCCAGGCCGTGACGCCGGCGGCGGCGTGCCCGACCAGCACCGGCGGAACGCTGAACCAGCGGCACACGTCTTCGACCGAGAACTGTCGCGAGGCGAGCAGCTGCACGTCCTGCGGGTTCATGGTGATCGATTTGAAGTCGAGACCGCCCTCGAGCACCATCAGGCCGCCCGACTCCGGCCCCGAGATCGTGAATTTTTTGAGGTCGTCGCGCAGCATGTCGCGCTGCTCTTTCTTCAAGTACTTTTCCGACTGGATGAAGCCGCCGGTGCGCATCCCGTTTTTGAAGGCCTGCGAGGTCGCTTCGTCGGCCGCCTTCGAGATCCCGAGGGAGTTGCGCGCGTACTCGATGCGCGAGAGGCCGACCAGGCCGTCCATGGTGCGATCTCGCCAGTGGAAAATTTGATTGGCGGGAAAGTCCTGCGTCTCGAGCGGCGAGTAGTACTTGTAGCGGATCTCGTACTGCTTCGGGTTCGTGTTCGGGATCTCGAGCCGATACGGCACGACATACTCCGGACGGATCGGATCGATGTTGATCACCTGGTTCTGACTGTTGAGCGTCTTCCTCGCGTAGCCGTTTCCCCACAGCAGCTCGGACGCGATCATGACTTTCCAGAAGCTGCACGAGGACATGTTCTGATTCGGCTGGTCGTGCAACACCGTGTACAGCGGCACGTCGAGCGCCGGCTCGCCGAAGGTCACGTTGCCCGGGCCCTTTCGATTGAGGATGAACGGCAGCGTCGAAATCGTGTCGGCGATCAGCCACACGCATGACCACACGGTAGCGAGCGCGAGCGCCGCGTTCGGCGTGATGATCTGCCCGGTGCCCGCTCGAGCGGCGTTGACCGGTGGCCGCGCCTGGCCGCCGGCGGCGACCGGATAGAAGCCGCCCGACAGCGCGCCGCCGCCGTAGTCGAAGAAGCTATTGAAAAATTCGGCGGTCTTTTTCCGCCAAGCAGGCTGCGCGGCGGTTCTCATCCGACGATCGCCTGGCCGAAGAAGCCGGCCGCGTCTTCGTCGCCGGGCTCGGCCGCTGACAGCCCGAACGCCATCAGGAGCGCGACCATGCCGTCGATCTTTTCGGCGCTGCGTTTTTTGTCGGGTGCTGAGTTGCGATTGCTGTCATAGCGAGGCACCAGGTTAGCGGCGTTCCACAAAAGAATCGGGTTCCCTGCGTGCCGCAGCTTGCCCGAAACGTAGGCGATTTCGCAGGCCTGCATCGCGGGTTGGTACGATCGCGGGCCCTGAATAAACTTCTCCATCTCGATGCCGGCCTCGGCCAATTCGAGCGCCAGCTGCGTCGCGTTCCACGGATCGTACGCTACTTTGGACGGCGAGAAGCGCTCCCAATCGGCGACAACTTCGTCGCGGATCACTCGATAATCGGCGACGTCGCCCTCCGTTTGCGTCAAAAAACCGGCCGAAACCCAGCCCGCGTACGGCACCGATCGGCGCTCGGTGCGCTGTTGCACGGCGAGCGCCGGAACCCAATAGCGGCCCCACGTGTAGTACACATCGTCCTTCAGCCACAGCAAGCGCCAGGCGTTCATGTCGCGCGTGCTCGCGAGATCGAGCGCACCCCAACAGGGATAGCCGACCAGCGCGTCGAGATCGACGGGGCCTGAGCATTTGCGCCAGCGCCGCAGGTCCACCCAGCCGGTGGCGGCGGATGCACGCCGATTGAGCCGCTTGATTTGGAATTCCGAGAGCGCGCCGGGCTGCGAGCGCGCCTCGCTCGCATACTCCTGCATTTTCTCGAGCGCGACCGAGACGCCGAGCATCGGGTTGGCCTTGACCCACTTCGACTGATCGAAGTCGTCATCGTCATCGTCGATCGCGTAGTAGATCACCAGCATGTGATCGCCCTCGAGCACGCGGTTGAGAATCTGCTGTGCGTAGTGGCGGATCTCGGGCCACGGTCCGGGTGTCTCGTAGCCCTCCGTCGTGGTGTACAAGAACAGCGGGTCGCGGCGCGCGCCGGCGGCCGAGCGCAGCACGTCGAAGAGGTCGCGGGTTTTGTGCGCGTGCAGCTCGTCGAATGCGAGCGCCGACGGGTTCAATCCGTCCTGGGTCGAGGCCTTCGAGTTGATCGGCCGGAAGATCCCGCCCGCCTCGTAGCGCACGATCGAGTTCGCGAAGGCCTCGAGCGTGAAGCTCGATTGCAATCCGGAGTTCTGCAGCACCATGCGCCGCGCAATGCTGAACACGATGCGCGCCTGGTCGCCGGTGGTCGCGGCCGAGAGCACCTGCGGGCCGTGCTCGGGCTCCATGCAGAACACGTACAGCAGGATCGCCGCCGCGAGACTCGACTTGGCGTTCTTGCGCGCGACACTGAACAGCGCCGTGGTGAAGCGGCGCGCGCCGTCGTGGCGGCGGAAGCCGAACAGCTGCACGACGAAGAAGCACTGGCACGGCTCGAGGCAAATCGTTTCGGTCGACCACGTGCCCTCGACGTGCGGCAGCCGCTCGATGAATTTGCAGGCCTTGATCGCGGAATTGGCCGACCAGAGGAACGGCGGCCGCTTGGTTTGGGTGGCGGCGAGGTCGCGCATGAAGCGTTTCGCGGCCAGCCGGATCCACTTTCCGTAGCACTCGCCGCGGGTATCGTCAATGGCATCCTCGGCGTACGCGATCGCCGTGAGGATATAGTCTTTAGTCCCCGAGCTCCTTGAGATCGTCGAACGGGGTTTCCGACTTGCCTTTGCGCTTTTGGGCGATGCTGACACGCGACCTCGACGACGGACTGAAGCCCATTTCGACCATGCAAGAGTGCATCATTTTTGCCTCGGCCTTCATGATCGAGTAGTACGGCGACTGCTGCCACACCCCCTGCACCTGCGATTTGATCACCGGGCCGTAGGTGTCCAACTTCTCGCAGGCCTCGAGGTAGCGCACCTTTGCGCGGCAGAAAATTTCGAGGATCGAGCGATCGAGGATCGTGAGCAGGCCAGCTGGTGCCGCGTTGACCATCTCGAGCCAGACGCCCCGCATCGCGTCGGCTGACTTGCCCACGAATTCAGGCGGCGGACCAATCCCTTGCGTCGGGATCGGCTCAGAGAGGTTGGGTTTGCGCTTGCCGGGATTGCCAGTGACCACCTTGAGCCAGCTGGGTTTCGGCTTTCGGCCCGCTACCACGACCCCGCCCCGTCAATTTGATCGACCCCCCCCCTATCCAATTTCGCGACGCCAAAAATTTGCCACAGGACGCGCTTCCACAAGGATCGCTTTTCTAGTTCTAACCCCCCCAGGGCCGCCACCGTGGATGCGCCCCAGCGCCGCGAGCTCGTCGAGCCGACGTTGCGCGAGTTCGATGCGCCGCTTGGTGCTGTTGTGGCAGTAGGTGCACAGCGACTGCCAGTTGTCTTCGTCCCAGAACAGTTGGCTGTCGCCGCGGTGCGGGATGATGTGATCGACCACGCTGGCGATGACGTATAGACCGCGACGTTCATCGAAGACGCAGAGCGGATGCTCGTTGAGCCAGCGCGCGCGCGCGCGGAGCCAGCGGTTGTCGTAGCCTTGGGCGGTGCGCGTGCCGCGTCGTTGTCGATCGAACAGCGCACGCAGCGTTGGTGTGATGACCGAACCTGGTGGTCGATGAGTCTTCGGCATCGTCGGCATAGATTGAACAGTCAATGAGTTGCGGCTATCGATCGATCGTCACGCCGCGATCATACGCGCGCGCGCCCAACCGCGTTGGCGTCAGCGCATCAACGATTGCTGAGAACTGCACGTCGAGCGTCGACAGTTCTTGAATGTGTGCGAGCACTGCGCCGTGTGGCGCATCCACGCTGCCGCGTGCCAACACGATGACATCGACGAATCGATCGTCGACGATCACGCCGGCGTGCATCAAACAATCGAGCACGGTCTTGACGCGATTGTCGATATCGAACGTGCGCGCGTTGGGCGGATAAAACACGAGACCAATCGCGAGCCGATCAGTGGTCCAGTGACGTCGCACACGTTGCTCGAGCACTGAATCGCCGACTGCTTTTTTGTAGTCGCGATACGGCTCCGATCGATGCACTTTTCCATCGACTGCACGCCAAGCGTGATTCGCCGACGGTGGCCACGGCAATTCGCAGGTGACGCTAGCCATAGAAGCCGAAGCGAATAGCGAGCTCAAGCTGTCGTTCCATCTCAACTTCCAGCCTTGCAGAGACCTCTTTTTCGAGCCAACGGAGATCGTCTTCGCTGAGTGAATCGAGCAGCTTGCGATCGACTCGATAGGTTGTCGTGTAGGTCACTAGCCGTCGCCGGCGACGTGCAAGAGGTCGATTTCGACGTCGCTCATTTGGCCGGCCACGGTTCGGCTAATACTTTGCGATGGCACGCAACGCAATCGTTCGGGTGCCCGACTTTATCGCCTTTGTCCTCAAGCGGGCCCGAGCCAAGGTGCATCCATTTGCCGCACAACGAGCGCGTACCCCGAAAATAATGGTACTCGCGCGCGTTGCTCGGCATGAACCAACCCTCGTCGGCGCTCATGTGAACATCAACCACAAGAGCACGGGAAACGCGACGATAGCGGCCCAATTGCAAATGTCGTGTGCGACTTGCGCCATTAGCCGTCGCCGGCGACGTGCGCAAGGTCGATTTCGGCGATCGTCACAATGCCGCCGGCGCGACCGATCAATTCGAAGTGTTTTCCGATCGATGCCTCACCGAATAAGCGGAAAAACTCGACCGAATATTTGATGCCGTAAATTGTGATCGTGCGCAAAGCGCCGGTCGGATCGATGGTCAAATTTCCATCGTCGTACTGGAGGTGACCTGCCAACTTTCGCAGGTTGCCGTTGATGCGGTTATCCATCAGCGACCGCTCGCGACGCGATACGCGTCCGCCTCGCAAGCGGACTGCGCGATTTCCTGAGTGTCGAACGAGGCGCCGATTTTGGCCGCGTGCACCGGCGGACCCGCTTTTCGTTCAGCGAACCAGTGATCGCCCAGCTTGCGCACTCGGTGCGTCGCGCTCTCGAAGGTCATGGCGTTGACGTGTTCCCATTGCATGTGATCGAGCTCCGATCCGTGCGGCGGAAAATCCGCCGGTGTGATCGGGACTGCATGGTAACCGCGCAGCGTGTCTTTAGCGACGAAGCCGTGACGCTCGAGATCCGCCAGTCGCCGCGAGAGGATCGGACGCGGAATCAACGCATGCAGCGACAGCTCGTAGAGCGTAGAACCGGGAAATTGCCGCACGGCCGATAGTACCAGCGCCATTTGCGGCGCCAGCGGTTTGTCGAGAAAAGTCCCGATCGATCCCCATACTGTTAACTCAGCGGTCAATTTCGCTGCCTCCCCAATCGGCGTTCGGCGTTCTGGCCATATCAACCCAACGCCCCATCGGAAAAGTGGCCGGCTCAGAGCGTCCTACGCGGTTTTCGGTGATTCTAAAACAGCCGCCGTTGCCGGGCGTGTCCATTTTCAGAGCTTCAAATGAGGTAGCTGATTAAAAGCAGCAGAAATAGCTAGTTAGTTGATTTAGTTCACGTTTTATTTTCTTTTTGCTGCTATTATCTGACCTCGGCAAGGAGGAAATTTTATGTGTGACACCGTCTACGCGTCGATTCGCAAGTTGATCGAGATCCACCAGCGAATCGAGGAAATGAAGCAATTGGACCTCGACCTGGGCGCATCGTTGATCCAGCCGCCGATTCTGTGGACCTACGCGCCTCGCGAAATCGCGCCGACTGCCGATAACCTGTCATTGCCCCTTTTTCTCCAAATCCAGGCGGACTAAATCATGACCATTTTTCGCATTGCGTTAATTCTCGGCCTGCTGGCGACGGCGCCGGCGATGGCGGTGAACCTGGCGGGCCTGAATCTCGATTCGCCGGCGACGCTCACCGACCTGCACAGCACGATGGGGGTCGACTGGACTCCGCCGAAACGATTTGTGAATCCCGAGCCGCTCGCCGCGCCGGGGACTTATCGCGGATTCACGCAGCTGGTTGGGTGCTATGTACAGACGGTCGTGACACTCGATGCGGCAAGCCGAGTTAGCCTCATCGGGCTGAGCTTCAGTTCAACATGCTTCGATAAAATCGAAGCGGCCGCGATCGGCAAATGGGGCACGCCGACCAAGACGAGCACTGCGACGGAAAGCACGCTGTTCGGCGTCACAGTGCAGAACGTCGAGCACGACTGGGCGATGCCCGAGAACGCGAGTATCGCGCTACTCAAGTACGGAACCACGATTGAGCGCGGCTCGCTGGAAATCGAGACGGCCGCCCACGCCACCATGGTCCACGGCCTTCTCAACGCGGGCGGTAAGCTTTAGCTTGGGCCATGTGATCCGCACTACGCCGAGCAGCTTCCGCAGTCCGCAGTTTCGCACCACCTGTCATCACAACCGCGAGGAGCGCCGCCGCGATGCCCGTTAAAACTGCGATCGAATGGACGGAATTTTCTTGGAATCCTTTTGTCGGCTGCACGATCCACACGGCCGGATGCACGAACTGCTACGCGATGCGCGTGGCGCGGCGGCTGCAGGAGTTCGGCCAGCCGAGCTACCAGGGCGTGGTCAAGGTGGTGAACAAGTCGCCGGTCTGGACCGGTCGCGTCAATCGCGCCAGCGAGGCGCAGTTCCGCAAACCGTTCAAGATCAAAAAGCCGTCGCTGATCTTCGTCAATTCGATGTCGGACTTTTTCCATCCGGAGGCGCTCGATGAGTGGCGACTCGACGCGCTCGGGGTCATGCGATCCACGCGGCACCAATATCAGGTGCTGACCAAACGACCGGAAAATATCGCGCCGTGGCTCGCGCGCAGCGGCTTGCCAATTCCCTCGAATATGTGGATAGGCGCCACGGTCGAGCGCGCTGACTGCGTGCACCGCATTGTTACGCTGCGAGACGTGCCGGCGAAGATCCGCTTTCTGTCGATCGAGCCTTTGATCGGCCCGGTCGGACCGATGGATTTGACCGGGATTTCGTGGGTCATTCTCGGCGGTGAATCCGGGCCAGGCGCGCGCAACATGCGGCCGCTCTGGGCGCGCGAAGTCCGCGATCAGTGCATCGCGCAGAACGTGCCGCTGTTTTTTAAGCAGTGGGGAATCGCTTACAACAATCCGATTTTTCACGAAGCGCCAGCCGGAACCACCGGCACGCAGTGGGTCGCAAAACACGATCCGGTCGGCAAGGGCGGCTCGAAGCTCGACGGCTGCGAGTGGAAAGACTATCCCGCGTTCGGTGCCCCATGAAGGGCAGCATCGCGATCGATCCGCACTACGCCGAGCAGCTGCAGCAGTCAGCGGCGTCGTTGGGTCAGCTGTTGATCTGGACCATCTACCAGCACCCGCGCGACTTTCCCGACTGGTTCGTCGCGCGCCCGTACGTCATCCGGCCGAAGACCTCGGGACCTATGCCGATGCACCTGATGGCGCACACCCTCGACTGCTTGCGCCTCATGCTGCCGAACGGGCTCACGCGCCTGGACCGTCAGCCGGCCGACGATCCGGTCATATTGGAGACATGGGTATGACCATCGCAGACCAGGAGACGATCGACTGGATCGCGGTCGACGTGGGCTTGCCGGATAGCGATACGACGGTCCTGATCTTCGGTCCCGCCGACGAGCCAGTGTGGCTGGGCTGTTACGCATTGGGCGGAGATCCCGAGGGGACCAGGCCGACGTTGAGCCAGTGTTACTCCCAGGTCTCGATGAGAACGGGCGCATCGTCGGGCAGCCGATCGGTGCGCGTCAGGCCGCGCGGCAGCTGCGCCCGCAGGCCCTCGAGCGTCGGCGACTCCAAGTGCACCGGCATCGGCGTGATGCCGCCGTGGGTCATGCAGGGGCGCGCGATGAATCGTTCGGGCGATCCGTAGACGGTCCACAGGATGGTCTCGTCGACCTTCTCCGCGCCGGTCTGCATCCGCTGCGCGGCCCGGGCGTCGATCAGGCGACTACCGCGACCGTTCCACACGACCAGGACCGTGGCGAACAGAGCGTGCATCACGTGCGACAGGTTCAACAGGTCGCTCCCAGTTTTTGCACAGGGTTATCCACAACCTTGTCCACCGTTTCAGTGCTCGCGCTTAGCTCGCGCGGCCGCCATTTCATCGACGAACAGCGACCGCGTCTCGGGTGGCGCCGGCAGCGTCGAGGGCTTCGGGTGGTCGATTTTCTGCTCGGCCCAGGCGTTGATCACCAGGTAGCGCGAGCGCCGGATGTCGTACCGGCCAATCAGGCCTTCGCGCTCGATCTCCCGCAAACAGGCTTCGATCCTCAAGCCGAACGCGCTCTCGCCTGGGAACAGTTCGAACGCAAAAAGGCCGGGGTCCTCGCGCATCCGGCCTTGATCGTCGGCGATCGTGTGCAGCAGCATCCGGCCTTGATCGTCGGCGATCGTGTGCAGCAGCAGATACAGCAACCGCGAGTCGTGCGACAAGTTTCGGAAGGACTGCCATCGGCAGATATCGGGCGGCAGCTGGCGCTTTCGGCTCATCGCATCCTTGTCCCGGTTTTTGTTGGTAGGGCCGCCGAGCTCGGCCGCAAGCGCAAATTGCGCGCACGCGCCCACGAAGATTGTAAATCCAAATCTTAGATCCGAATCCGACGCCCGCACGCCCGCGCGCGCCCGTTCTTTAGCTGAAAAAATTCGCGAAAAGTTTCGCGAACTAGGGATTTAACAGTTAAATTCGCGAAAAGTTTCGCGTGGTGCTTGACGAACGCGGGGCAGCTGTGACCGTAATAAGCGCAGCAAAAAAACCGGAGCCACCCGTGAGTGCCACCTTCCACACCAGCATCGGCGCGATCCCCTTGAGCGCGGCTGCCGTCGAGCAGATTCGCGAGAAGGTTCGTGGGGTGTTGTACAACGGCAAGGACGTTGACCGCCGCGCCTTCGGCTGCTGCTCGACGGGGGAAAAAATCGCGGTTGCCCTGGTGCTCGAGCGTCACGATTTGCTCGAGGGCTACGGCATGCTCGAGGCCGTTGACCGGCTAGGCGCGGACTGGTACCGCGCGGCGCTCTACGTGAAGCGCAACGGTTGGGAATCGGAAGTCGGGCCGTGATCGCGAACCTGCCCGAACTGCGGAAGCTCTCAGGCCTCAAGCGCCGCAGCGACGT